GAGATCGAGGTTGACTCATTCGCTGACATACAGAGCCAGCGCTGATGGCCATCGCAGTCGGCCCCCACCACTAGGGCGATGTTGTGACTGGTTTCGTCATAGTTCGGTAGGTAATAGACCTTCAGCAGGCGGTTCACAGCGTTCTCCGTTCAGCTCTAAATTCAACATCAGCATGATAAATACTCTCACTCGGGCTTTGACTCTCTTAGCCGAGCTCTGCGCATTAACTCGCGGAGCAGTCGCACGTCCGAGCAGGGCATTGCCCTTTCATAAGCATCAACAACGACAGAGGGCGGCACCTCGTTCGGATCTTTACCCTCGGGCAAGAGAGCAACCTTGGCGGACAACCCAACTGAGCGAACAAGCTTGGCCGACTCGATGGCGGCCTTGATTGCATCCACCTCGCCGTCCCACATAAAGACGACTGACTTCAAGCCATGCTGCTTTAACCGGATCAACGCGCCGAGCTGATCTTGCCCGTTATGATCGCCATGGCTGAGGTGCTTGCCGAAGGTGCCAATCTGACCGACGGAGCGGAGATGGACTTTTGAATCCATCGCGATCTTGGTGGCCATGACGTCAAAAGCACCTTCGCAAATGACAATCTCTTCGCAGCCAATGACGTTGTGGCCGTTATAAAGAAAGCGGCCAGAACCCGGGAGTCCGGGCGGGAAGAGGTACTTGCGAGGGGCGTCGTTACTGATGTGGCGACCCTGGAAGGTCACAAGCACACCATCAAGGTCGTAAATGGGTATCAAAACCCTGTTATCGTAGTTCTGCCACATCCTGCGGCCTTCGCCGTCGATGTAGATGTACTGCCCTTTGTGACAGAATCGAAGGTGAAAGAATCGGGCGAGATCGCGGTCTATACCGCGCTGCTCAAGGTATCGAAGATTGCGGCCGCCGTGCGGGAGCTCGATACTCTCCGGCATGTCAAAGTCGGTCACCTCTTCAACCTCGGCAGAGGTCGAGCGCTTAGCTACCCACCCCTGATCACGGGCATAATCCTTGAGCCTGCGGATAGTCTCTGACGAATCAGTGCCCCAGAGATGGCGAGAGAAAGAGAACAGGTTGAACCCCGGCTCTCCGGCGCAATCACCGTGGAAGCAGTTGCCAAGACCGCTCGAGGCGTTGAGATAGACTTTCCATCCATTCCCCCCGCATCTTGGGCAGGTCTTGATGTTCAACTGCTGCCCAGACGAACCAAACGTCCTCTTGAAGCGGACACCTTCGTAATCAAGGAACAGCTCTGGGTCGATATGCTCCAGAATTTCAGACAGGTCGGTATCTGGCTTGTGTCTCATGGCGTGTCAGTTCAGCAAACTAGGGGAGTACCCCGTCGAACAATGTCTATCAGCCAGATGATCAGCTCGATCATCTTCCATAGACCTAGCAGGGCGAACCCTGCCAGGACTAAGAGCAGCTGGCTGACGATCTTGAAAGTGTCACCCAGCATCACTAGCTAACCCTCTAAAAGCTCAGGATGGACCGGCTGCGCTACCGCTCTGGTCATGGCCATAAAGGCTGTCTCCAGGTCTGTTTTCGCGATTGCAGCCCATCGACGAGGCTCTGCTACCCGATGACGCGCAATAACGTCACCAGAGGGCTCAGGAGCGATATGGAACGCGCCTCCAAGGGCATTCTTTCTCGCTGCTGCTGCAGCGGCTTCGAGATGGTCTTGAGTCTCTATGTGGGCCAAGACCTTGCGATGAAGCCGGATGACCTGAACCTCCATCGCCTTGATCTCGTTCATCAGGTCAACCTCGAACTGGGTCAAATCGCGGTACCCACGGATCATCTTGTGCTGGTTATTCATCTTCCAAGCGCTCCTGCTCGTAGAGAGATTGGGCTCCGGCCAGGATTTCTTGCGGGTCGAAGCCTTGCTCGGTCGCGTAATGGAGCAGGTCGGTAATCAAATCCCCAATCATGTCTCGATGATCGCCCGGGTGGAGACGAGCAAGGCTCTTCTCCGGGCCGATATAAACCTGACTCATGAAAGCCTCTAGGGCGGTCTCAGCCCAGGCGGCGCGGTCTTTATTTGTGGGCATACCCACCTCCTTACTCGAAGCCAATAACTTCTTTGATTGCGTGACCCCGTGACAGATCGCGCTTAATCCGGATCGCAAACTCACCCTTCTGGTTACGAGACGCGGCAAAGAACATTCGAGCCTCGCCCTTGGCCATCTCCTCCTCTGTCGCGTTGATAGAGATAACCAAGTCAGCGGTCCGAATCTTGTTGAAGTCCTCTGCGGCATGCTCGGCCTTGGCCGTCACCGACTTATGACCTTCACGGTTGGTCTGGGTAGCGGAAATCATGGCGACCTCCTCCGTCTGCGCGATGCCTCGACAATCAACCCATATGGTCCGACTGTTCTCCGTCTCGCTTTGCACCCAGCGGTTAGGAGCCATGATGTCCAGGTAGTCGATGACGATGGCGTCGAACTTGATGCCGTCGGCTTTGTACCTGTCGATCAGGTCCTGCAAGTCCATCGGCCTGAATGAGCCGGACGGGTATTCGTGAAGAATGAGTTCGCCTGGTAACTTGCGGTCTCGAGTGGCGCGAATAGCCTCCATCACGGCAAAGATGGACCCCTCAATCTCGTCAATCGGGGTGTCTGATACCGATGCGTCAAGACGAGTGGAAAGCACCTCTGTGCTCACCTCGAGGGTGATGCCAAGCACGTTGTAACCCTGCAGCGAAATCAGCTTTGCAAAGTCCCAGATCGTGAACGACTTACCCTTCTTGGCGCCGGCCATGAAGACCGTGAGCTCTTTGATGCCGAAGCCTTTGTGAAAGAGCAGCTTGTCGATGCCAGGGATACCGGTGCTGATGCCTCGCGGCTTGATCTCCCCCATCTTCATTGCGCGGCGAACCTCTGTTCGGGTTTCAGCCTCTCTCCAATAACTGTATGGGGTGGAGTTCGGGCGAGGGCCAACCTTGAAGGCCTTCTCTAAGATCTCCTGCACCTTGACGGTGTTGTGCTTCTCCAGCTGGTCAAAAGCGACAAGCATCGCGGAAGTAATGGCCTGGTGACGAGCAAACTCGCCGACCTGATCAACAGCGAAATCACGGCAGGAAACGATATCCATGCCGGCATCGAAGATGACCCGGATCTTGTCTTTAATCTCCTCGACCATGTCCGAGCGAATAACGCCTCTACGAATGGCGTCTTTCAGCAGGGCAACTACGTTGGCCACATCTTTTGGCGGCCTCTTGTAGCGGTCGTAATAGCTGATCGCCAAACTGACGAGAGCCGCATCTGCGCGGCTCTCAAAGTATTCAGGCTTGATAAGACCCTCGGTTCTTCTGGCGAAGGTCTCATCCCTTACCTGCAAGGCGACCAGTCTTTCCTGAAACGACTCGTCAAAATCAACGAACTTGATTTCCGGAGTCTCAACTTCCATTTCAGCAACGACTGTCATGGCTCACCTCAAGCGCGGTTTGCGACAGGGCTAAACATCGCGACGGCATGCTTGAAGAGGTGCAGGTCTACGCCATCGCTCTGCTTGATCGAGAAGGAGTAGCGGTCGAAGTCGATGACGACTCCCTCTACCTCTTTTCCTGACATCAGGGTCACAGCCACAGAGGACGCATTGCGTTTGCTGTTAAGCAGCACATGCTCGTGAGCGTCCAGCTGACGGCGGGCAGGCTTCTTGTTTTGGGTCTCGGGGCGCGGGCGAGGGCGAAGAGACGGGCGACCGGCGTCGGAAGAGAAACGACGATGGGATTGGTTGTGTTGTTCGTGCATTTGCTACTCCATGTTGTTCAGCAATTCGCTAATGTAAGCATCTTACTTGCTATCTAACGGACTTTCTACAGTAAACACTTACTTAATAATGGGGCCGACACTACTACCAGCCCCAGACTAAGATCAGGCTTTTTTGACAGCCTCAAAGCCGGGATCGATGGCCGGCATAACCTCGCTGAAGAGGTGCTCAATGCAGAAGCTCTCAAGGTCGGTCACTTCTGCCTCACCATGTTTGACCCGAGAGAACATAGTTGCGCCTTCGTTGTTGGACAGCAGAAGAGGAGGCTTGCCGGCTTCCAACGCTTCGCGATCGTGCCAGTATTTGAACTGGTAGATGACGGAGACGGACATCTCTTGAGGCTGTTCAGCACCGAACAGCTCAACGCGATTGACGGTCTTTTGCGCATAGCTGAGCTCAAACACAGCTGCAGGGTGAGGGATGCCATAAGCATCAGTGAATTTGACGGTGAAATGCTTCTTCATAATGCCTCCAAGACAGTTGACCGAGCAATCATACACAGACGCTCAGAAGCCATCTACAGTAAGCTTTTACTTATTGAGCGAGCAGCAGAAATCACCTCCGGAGAGAAATGCACTCGCATATCTTGCGGGTGGATCATGTGGCGCTTGAAGCCGTACTCCATCAGCGAGAACTCCGGCCGGGCTCTTGACGCAATCAATCGACAGAGCCATGCCGAGTGCTCCAGCTGAGAAGGATGGCCTTGCCACTTCGGGAGGGTGTAGAAGTCAGACTCGGCAGCATAAATACGCTCGCTCAGAAGCGCTTCCCAGCGATCGATGATCTGCTCAAGTATGTTGACACTATAGAGCTGCCCTGGCGTTGGTATACGCTGCCAGATTCGCCCTATCGCAGCTTTCATCCCTGACATGCAGAACACATCGTAGGGAATACCGAGCAGGTCAGCCTTCTGACGCGCCTTCCAGATACAGGTCGTGTTTCTGAATGGGGATGACTTGCCGGTCTTCGCTTCTTTGGCAATGACACTGCTTGGCTTGCCGAGAGGGTCTTTTCTTGGCAGATAAGATCTCGGGGAGGGACCCTCTACCTGCTCATAATCGACATGAAGCCGAATCATGTGGCGAAAGGCCTCTTCGTAGTAATGCGCGAACAGATATGTGCGCTTGGTAGGGTGCATACCTCGGTAGTCAAACCATGCCGTCTTGTAGAGCTCGCACTCCTCTTTTAAGAGCGAGAGGCTGATCCTCTCCAGGGCGATGAGCTCACATTCAAGATCGGACAGCGAGGAACCGACGAAATCATCCAGCATCATAACTTTAGGCTCGCTTTTCAATAAATAATTACTTGTTTTTGAGTTTACTTATATTAGAAGAAGCGATCAAAAGTGATTATAGGAACACCGCGGAATTTGAATTTTGCTTCGGAAGGAAAGGCCCTGACCGGTACACCTGATCGCTCAGGGCCGGCGCCTTACTCTGAAACCACCGAGCTTGGCATTGCGACCGATTTGCCATCTCTGGCCAGGCGGTCATTGAGCACCGTCAAAACGGTGTTGAGACGAGCAATGGACTCGTTCAGCTTGCGGAAGTTTTCGCGGTTCTCGTTTGCAACAGCGTTCTGAGAAGCGGCGTGTGACTCGAGGACTGCGATACGGGTGTTTGCATCAAAGACAAAGCTGGCCAGAGCGACAATTGAGGTTGTCAGCAATCCGGTCACCACCTTGTTGACGTCGTTAAGCCAGTTGGGCATATCCTTATCCTATAAGGTGAAATTTTCAGGATTATAACCGCCCTGTTTTTCAGCATCCACTGAACAATAAGGGGCCCGAAGGCCCCTTTTACCAGGAGTTACGGAGTGGCTTTTTCCGCTCATCATACTCAATGCTGTCCCTGCAGTGGGTCGGGCTCATCATGATGAAGTTGATGATCTTCTCCAGCCTCAGCGCCCACCGCTTACCCTGCAGAGCGTTGTACCCAACATTGCCGGAGATAGTCTCGTCAGGACGACCGCCGAGCAAGGTGTTACCCAGCTGGTCGATAGAGATGGCCACACGGAAAAAGTATCTGGTTACTGCATTACTCATAGTTTCTCCTATCGGAATGAAGAGCCTTCACAGCTGACGTTTACGGTTTTCACGACCGCTCCGTTCAGAATGAAGTCAATGGCTGCCGTGATGGTTTCGTATCCTGGGAAGCCAGGGGAGCTGCAGGCCACACCTCTCCTGGTCCCGTCCGGGGTAAAGGCGACGTTGTTGCTGGCGCCTGAGAAATAGACCGAGCCGTCCCCTCCCGTGTGTCGGATCCTGATCTGGCACACGCCTTTGGTTAGTTGAACGTCGGAGATGTTCGTCCCTCCGCTCCAGATGTCATTCCCAGACCTCCAGAATTGGAGCACCCCGTCCCCTGGGTTTCCGTAGGGCGAGCCAGGGTCATTCAAGATGGCGAAAGCACTCATGCCAGCGAGATCCCCCGCCATGCGGGGGAGAGCTAAGCCAGCCTTGGACAAGATGTTGGAGGCCCATCCATTGCCTCCAAACTCCGTGTTTGCCTGAGAGAGCCAGAACGGCTTATTTGGTACCGGCATTTGCGGCCTCCAGTTGCTCGATGCGCTTCTGCATTTCCTGAATCACCTTGCCGGCCAGCGCCAGCACACCCATCGGGCGAAGACTCAGGTGCTTGTCATCTGGCGACTCGGTTACTACCGCCGAGAACCTCTCGACAAAGTCCTGTGCCACAAAACCAAGCTCGCGGGCGCCCGCCTTGGTGTATTCGGAGATGCGCAGCAGCTTCCAGAAGTCCCAAGGGTCGGCGATCTCCTTGAAGTCGGACTTGAGCCGGATGTCAGAACGGATCTGGACATCGTTCACCGAGGCGTTGCCGTTGCAGTACCAGGTTCCGTCAGCGCTGAGGTAAGCCGCTGCATCTGTGCCGTTCGCGGTCCGGCTCTTGTTGATCATGTAGATGCCGAACTGCGAATTACCGAGGCCGCCAAGGATAAAGTGACGGTCAGCATGCTCCTGACGGACAATTGCGGAAGCGGCAGCGTTAGAGACGGCTGAGCGCCCTTGAATCGCGTTGGACGACCGCATATCGATCCAGGAGGTGCTGCCGGTGTTGATGTACGCCTGACCGTTAATATCGACGTTGTGCCCGAAGTTCACGTTGCCAGTGGCGAGGTTTGCGTACATCGGACGAAGGCCGTTGTAGCTGCCGTATTGATCGCTGGCGTTGGTAAACATCAGGTACAAGTTGGACCCGTCATTTCGCCAGAACGTCCCGTAGTTGCCCTGCACGATTCTCATTGAGTTGGCAGACAACGAGCGAAGCTCCCCATTGACCGTCAATGCCCCAGTGATGGTGCCGCCGCCGATCGGCAACGCGCCGACGTCAGCAGGGCCGATGTCCTTCCACTGGAGAGAACCGGCAGTGGCCCCGGCCATCAGGAACTTGCCGTTATTGCCGGTGCCTGTGGCGGGCACATGCAAATTCCCATCGCCACCCGGGTGCGAATAGCTGTTTGCCCCAGCCGCGATACCGTCCAGCTTCTTCTTGTCAGCGGCACTCATAAAGCCATCGGCGGTTCCGGTAGCGTTCGCATGAGCGTCACCTCCTGATCCGACGTGACCGCTTGGCGCCGCATCGGTGATGCCATAGCCTGCAAGAGTCGTAGGGTTGGAACCTCCTGTCACATGGCCTTGGCTGTTAACAGTGACAGACCGATATGTGCCGGCCGGTACACCCGATCCGTGGTGATAGGACGAGATGTTCCCGCTATCCACCACGACCCGCCAGTTCAT